TTGATTTCCGTGAATACGCAAAACGCAGTAAAGGCTTTAGTAAGTATTAAATCAACCGAAATAAAGTAGCCTAATAAATCCGCTAAGACGAACTTTTCTACCATAAAGATAAATACTATTGCACCACTATATAAAAGGCTCTTAGAAATCGTATTAGAAAGCCTGCGAGAGCGTATTGATACCCATCCGTTTTTTACTACGCTTCTCCAAATGCCGAAGCCCATATCAAGGATGATTGTAAAAATAGCCATCAAGACCATTGGCTTAACTGGAGCTAACACAGTAATCATAGAAACAAGAAAGAGAGATTTAGTTTTCATAAGAGTTGATGATATGCCAAGTAAAGTAAAATGTCATACAGGCAGCGAGTAGCTTGTGATAGACGTGTTCGCCTTCGCAAATTAATGCAATGGCGGTTGCGTAACCACAAACGAAGTACATTGAGCCTATTGCGTCTTTATGCCTCATCTCCTAACATTGGATTGTAAGGAAACTCCTCAGTTATTGAATGACCAGCAAATGCGTGCTTTGGGTTCTTTGGTTCTACAAGGTTAGCACCGAACTCGTAAAGCTCAGTTGACATAACGTCGTAGTGATATCCTTCTGCGTAGATAGGTTCGGTAATTACTTCCATACCTTCCATTACGGGAGGGGTTAACATAATAAGTCCTATCTCTACAACAGCTTGAACTCCGCTTCCGTATGCTTCGTGTTTTTCTCCGTTGAACTCCACCTCTACAAGAATGCCTTTTGCTTTCAAGTCTGCGAGTGCTTGTTCCTTGTTTTCGTATGTCAGTTTATAAATCATATCGTTGTAAGTTGTGCGAGTTGAGTATTTGTTAAGCGAGTTGGAAAGAGGATTGCGGAGTTAATACCTTTATTTGCTATATATATTTGATTTGTTGGGTCTCCTGCGTATGTTCCTAAATGTAAATTAGAGCAAGTTGGTACATTACCCAAAACATCTGTTCCTATTTGAGTTCCATTTACATATAAAATAAAATCATTTTGTTTATATGCTGCTGCAATTTTTATTCTTTGACCAAGAGTAAATGAACCACCTTGTATAGAAACTTGACTTGTTGAACCAACAAAAACTTTTAAAGAAATTCCGACACCAACTTTTACTAAATATATAGAATTGTCTATTGAAGTGCTACCTGTAGATTGTAAAAATAAATAAACTTCATCTGAATTATTTCCAAAATATCCGTCAAAGAAAATAGTCCCCTCCGTTTGTCCTATAAGCGAACTAATACCAGTCTTAGAAATAACGTCTGCGTTTCGTGTTACACTTGCTGAGGTTGTAGGTATGTAGGAGGTAGGGTATGCGCCCGCTTCTATTTGTGCGCCCCAAAAGAATAAACTACCACCTGCTATAGGAAAGCCAATTGATGCTTCAGCGTAAACTACAACGGGAATAGGTGCGGTAAGAATACATCTAAACCATCCATTATCTACGCTTTCAATTTTGCCACTTGTTCCACTTCCACTAAATGGAGTAGCGGTTTGAGTTGTTAAATCAAAGTTTGCACCCCAAACTCCTACTGGAGTACCAATCAACATATTAAATGCACTTTGTGTGTCAGCTTTAGCGTAAACAGAATAACTAAACGAATTATTTGTAATAGCGGATACTACTGCGGTTGGATATATATATGAGTTTGTATTTGTAAAAGCAATTTTATCAGCTGACATAGTCCCGTTAGGTGCAGTTGTATTATTTGCGAATGCAGTTATACCTATCTTACCCCAGTCAGAATTATCAAAAGACGAACTATAAGTAAGTAGGTTAGTCCTCTGCGGTTCTACTAACAAACTTGGACAAGTACCGTTTGAGTAGTCAAGACGTGGTATGTTAAGTCTTGTTTCCGTCTTTTGGTAGTCTTTGGCGGTTGAGCCTTCGACAAGTTGTGCTGCATACGCATAAATATATTGAGTTGCAGGTGTGGAAAGGTCTATTCTTGCAACAAGCGAACCGCCCGTATTAACAAAAGTTGAAGTATATTGATATCGCGTTGGTGTGGTAGTGAGTGTAATTGGAAAAGTAAAAACTTCACTAACCGCATTGTTATATAAAAATAATACTACGTCTAATGGTTGTCCCGAATCAGTCCACAAATAAACGGAATATGTATAAGTTCCATTACCCGCAGAACTTATTTTTGCTACCCAAGGGTCTGATGGTGATGATACTGATGTAATTTTGGTTGCGTTATTTTGACCCGTTAATGGATTTAAAACAAGTTGTGTTGTTGCTATATCACCATTCGCAGTCCATTGCGTTAAATCTTCTGAGTAGGTGAATAAATTATAAGGCACTAACTCCACCAACCCCGCAGAGTTTACTCGTGTTGCTGTGGTCGCTCTTACGACTGACATATCGCCAGAACCATCGGATGGAATAACGGAATATAATTTGCCCTCCTTGACCGCATTCGGTGTCACGATAAGGCTCGCAGTATCTAATAGGCTCATATTTGAGAAAGGTTTAAAATGGTTAAAGACATACAAAAAGACGATTCCAATACTCCACCCTCTGAGGCTACTCTTAACTCTAAGTCAAAAGGCGCATTAAAGGTAGGTGTAGCGTAATCATACAAAGAATCTGCGGTGTTGATTTGGTCTCCCCACCACGTTGATTCGTATATTTTTCCCCAGCTTATGTTATTTGACATCTTTGTTTATTTTAGTTAGGAAAACACGGAGCTTCTCAATGTTTTCTTGTTTTGGTTTGTAAGTTCCTACCTTAGTTCGTGTTCTCATAATTAAATATACCAGCCAGTGTAGTTGTTTGCAGTATCAGGATACATATCTCCGTTAGTATTCAAAGTGTACTCAGGAAACAAGTTGTTGTTAAAGCAGATGTAATCAATGAATCTTTCGGTGTAGTGCTGAGCAATCTGACGTTCCTTTTCAATTAAAAAGTCTACTTCGTTTTTCTCTACGTTTTCAGAGTTTTCAGATGAGTGCTTATAAACTCCTTTGTTAGCAATTGTATAAGCAGCAAAAGGGATATATTCAACGAGACTCCAATGGATTAACATAGGCTTTACGTATGTGTTTACCAAAGTAGCGTAGTTACCAGCTAAAGTATTTGCGACAATATCTGCTTGAATCTTCTGAAGCAGTTTTGTGCCTAAGTAGTTTTGTATGTGAATGTCCTGAGCGATTTTAACGAACTGAATAAACTTGTCCGTGTCTACGTTGCCATTAACGGCAGTAAACCTAACTATATCGTCTCGTGTTATGAGTAGTGCAGTTGCCATTAATTAAATCTTTTATTGGTTGGTAAAAAGCCTTGATTCGGCATATCTATAGGGCGCATCGCAACTTGCTGAGGATTTCTTACTCGATAACCTGCCTTCTCTGCTTTGTTGGTACTGATAGTTTTTGCCTTAGGACTCAATGGGTCTATTCCGCGCCCTTCTTCAAACGCAACAAATGTTTGTCTCATCCATTTATGATGGCAAGCACCACCGCCTTTGTATAGAAAAATGTCGTATTTATCTGCACCTTTTGCGCCCCATCCAGCATTTACTACTTCTCTGCTCATTCTCTGAATATCCTCTTTGCGATAAACCTTATTTGCAGTGACCATCTTTCTACAAAACTCACGAGTATTATCTTTAATGTTTCCGTCGTATCGGTAACGAGTAATAAACTTCAATCCATCAACAGTAGCATCTTGTTCTGATTTAGCTCTTGGATTTGCAGTACCAGTGCTTACAAAATTGTACACTTTAGATAGTAAAGATTGTTTTGATTTGTTAGCATTTTCAATCTCTAAGTCAATTGCATCTTCTTGGTCGTAGTCAACTTCAAATTCGTCTATTAAAAGCCAATTTTCAGAAGGCTCTTCTCCTAAGTCTATAAGTGATTGAGCAACCTCGTTATCTAAGGATTCGTGTTTTGATAGTTCAGTGCCTGTCTCCTCTGCTACTTGCTCCTCAGTCATAGCATTTTCCAAATCCGTAAATTCAAGCGGTTTAAGCGTCTTAAAGAATAAGTTGAGGGATATACCGTTGTAAGCTAAGATAGTGTCTAAGGCTTCAAGTATTTCGTCCTGAAGTGGCTTAATGACCATATTGTTAAACAAGATAAACGAGTTTTGAAGTTCATCAGCGTTAGATGAGAATCCGTTAGCTCCTGCAATACCAAAAAGTAATGGAGATGTAACGTTGTGTCCAAGCATAATCTTACGCATACACTCCTCACTCAAATATGTGTAGTGTTCAGGTGCGTCATTCAAAGGTAAATCGTCTACCGTTGTTTTTGTGTCCATATTATCGTTGAACGCTACAATGACTTTTTGACCTTTAGAGCCAGTCAACTTACTTAAAACTTTGTTTGTAATAATAGACTGTTGCTCCTCAGTTGGTACTCCGTTGTTAAAGTTGACCACCTTCGTGCCTGAGAATCCGTTTTGAACCTCGTTGATTAAGTAATCAGCTACTTCCTCCTCTAATAGTGCGTAGGGAACTGCGCCATTATAGTCAACGTAAGAATAATATTTCATCCCAACTGCGTAAGGCTTACAAAATAAAATCTCAACCTTGTCTTTAGAGAATCCGTATGCAGGTATTCTTGTAGGTGGGTATTTCTTTATATCAGTCCAATCATCCGAATAGTAGTATCCTTC